ATGTCCACGCGGCACCTCAATCAGAAACAGCTGGCCGAGCGCTGGGGCATCTCGCCCAAGACCCTGGAGCGCTGGCGCTGGCTCGGACAGGGCCCGAAGTTTCTGAAGCTCGGAGGCCGCATCGCCTACCGCCTCGAGGACATCGAGGCCTTTGAAGAGCAGCACCTCCGCCAGGTGACCGGTTCTGCCGCAGCGGCGTCGCCGACGCCGGCAGTTCCGCATCAGTCGGCGTGGCCCGAGCAGACGCCACGGCGTATCGGCCGCTCCGTCCCCGCATAGCCGCAAAGCCGGCTCGACGCCGTCCCCGAGACGATCTGCCACTTCGGACGCTGCCATGACGCTTCGCATTGTCACCGCCGATCAGCGCCTCGCCGAGGCGAACGGCAAGACCACCATCGCGCTGTTCGGGCCGAGCGGCGCCGGCAAGACGTCGCAGCTGATGACGTTGTCGCCCGAGGAGACGCTGTGCGTCGACCTGGAGGCTGGGCTCAAGTCGGTTCAGGGCTGGCCCGGCGAGTCGATCTCGATCCGCACCTTTGCGGACGCCGTCGACATTGCTTGCCTGATCGGCGGCGTCGATCAGGCGGCTCCCGCGGATGGCTTCTTCTCCGAGGCGCACCATCGCTATCTCACCGAAGCCTATCCGGACCTCGCCCTCCGCATCGCCGGCAAGCGGATCATCTTCGTCGATAGCATAACCGATCTCACCCGCCAGGCGATGGCCTGGGCGAAGAGCCGGCCGGAAGCCTTCTCGGAGAAGACAGGCAAGCCGGATACCCGCGGTGCCTTTGGGCTGCTCGCCCGCGAGGTGATCGCGCTGCTCAAGCACCTGCAGCACGCGCCCGGCAAGACGGTGATCTTCGTCGGCATCCTGGAACGCGTGCTCGACGAGTTCAACCGCGAGCAGTGGCAGCCGCAGATGGAAGGCGGCAAGGCCGGCCGCGAGCTGCCGGGGATCGTCGATCAGGTGATCTCGATGAGCCTGTTCGAGCCGGAGGGTGACGGCTGGCGGCATGAGCCGGCAAAGGGCCAGGTCCGCCGCCTGGTCTGTCGCGCCGGCAATCCTTTCGGGCTTCCCGCCAAGGACCGGTCGGGACGCCTCGACATCACCGAGCCCGCCGACCTCGGCGCCCTGCTCGCCAAGATCAACCGCCTTTGAAGGAGTTACAGATGTTCGACCTGAACGACGTCGAGCCGATCAACAGCGGCGAGCTGCTCCCCGACGGCAGCTTCGTCAAGGTGACGATGGCGATCCGCCCCGGCGGTGTCAACGGCTACACCGAGATCGACAAGGGCCTGCTCAAGGCCTCCAACGCTCCGGGCAGCGACGTGCTCTCGCTCGACTGCGAGTTCACCGTCGTCGAGGGACGGTACGCCAAGCGCAAGTTCTGGCAGCTGTTCACCGTCGCCGGCGGCAAGGTGGACGACAAGGGCGCCTCGATCGGCTGGAATATTTCCAAGCGCATCTTCCGGGCGATGATCGACTCGGCGCTCGGCCTCGATCCCGAGGACATGAGCGAAGCGGCGAAGGCCAAGCGGCAGCTGCGCGGCCTCGCCGATCTCAATGGCATCAGCTTCGTCGCCAAGATCGCGGTCGGGCCGAACAACGACCCGCGCTACCCCGATCACAACCGGCTCGATCACCCGGTGCTGCCGACCGAGAAGGAGTGGCGCGCGGTGATGAACGGCGAGGCTGTTACGCCGCGCCCGTCGAAGGCGCGATCGGCAGGCAGTGGCCGCGGTGCGGCGGCGGCCCAGGCGCCGGCGTGGGGCAGCGCACAGCCCAAGCCGGCGGCGGCACCACAGACGACGGGCGCACCGCTCTGGCAGCGGCCGGCCGAGCCTTCAGCACCGGCTCCGCAGCCGATGGCGTCGCCAGCCGCTCAGCCGGTGAAGCCGGCAGGCCCCGCCTGGCTGAACGGCTGAGGCGGCCTCCTGAATGACCGTCATGACCGACGACGCATGGCAGGCGCACGTGACCCGCGAGGCGGCAGGGGACATCGGCCGATGGCTGGAAGGAAGAGGACGGCTGCAGCAGCCCATCGCCGCCCTCAGCCTGGGCGAGCTGGAGTGCATGGCGAGCGCCGCCATCAGCCGGTTCATCGTGTTGGCGACGGAGCGGATCCGCGAGCGGCCGGAGGACAGCGAGGAATTGGCCGCACTCCTCTACCCAGGCTGTGTGCCCTCTGCGGCCGGGAGGCCCGGGGCTTCGGCTACACGCGCGAACTCCGCTTCGACCGCTATCCCAGCTACCGCTTCTGCTCGATGCGCTGCCTCGATGGCGGCTCAGCGCTCGCCGGAAGGAACAACGGCATGATCGATAAGACCGACATGGAACGCCAAGCGATCCGGGATGCGCGGCGGTACTTCGCCGAGGTGCTCACCGAGCTCAGCCTGATGGAGCCCTTCCAGGACCGTTCGGCGGCCGAGATCGACCGGCTGATCGAGGCCTGCATCGACGGATTTCAGGACTCGATGCAGCGCCAGTCGCTGAACGACGACGTGCCGTTTTAGGCGATGCCGATGCACGACGTCATCGACCTCAACGCCGGCTCCGGCTTCGTCTATGGGCGAGCGGCCCCGATCGATCCGGCGATGCAGCTCAACACGCTGATCGATACCGCGCTGGTCGCGTCCGATCGGGCGAAGCCGCCGCGCGACTATCTCGGCGCCAGCCGCATCGGCGAGCCGTGCGCGCGCAAGCTGGTCTACGAGATCACGCGAACGCCGAAGGACGACGGCCGCGAGTTCGCGGGCAGGATGCTCCGCATCTTCGACATCGGCCATCAGCTGGAAGACCTCTGCGTCGGCTGGCTGCGGTCTGCCGGCTTCGATGTGCGAACGCGCAACCGTGCCGGCGAGCAGTTCGGCTTTTCGATCGCCGGCGGGCGTATCCGCGGCCACATCGACGGTGCCATCGTCGCAGGGCCGGACATCGGCATCCGCTGGCCCGCGCTCTGGGAACACAAGGCGCTGGGCGAGAAGTCGTGGAGCGACGTTATCAGCCGCGGCGTCCGCGCCGCGCGGCCGGTCTACTTCGCACAGGTGCAGCTGTACATGGCGTACATGCAGCTGCCGGTGGCGCTGTTTACCGCGACCAACCGGGACTCGCTCGCTCACTACCACGAGGTGGTGCCGTTCGACGCTGCCGAGGCGCAGGCGCTCTCGGACAAGGCGGTGACGGTAATTCGCACTGCGGAAGCCGGTGAGCTGCTTCCCCGGATTGCCGACACTTCCGAATTCTATTTGTGCCGCTTCTGCCCTTACGCGCACCGCTGCTGGGAGAGCGACCGATGAGCGCCAGCTTCTCGCCGTCGCCGCTGCAGGCGCAGGCCATTCGCGACATCAAGGAGTGGTTTGAGAACCGCACTAACGAGCAACCCGTGTTCCGGGTGTTCGGCTATGCCGGTTCGGGCAAGACCACCATCACACGGCACGCCATCGCCGAACTCGGACTGGAGACCATGACCCGGGCGCCGGACGGCACCTGTCCCACCACCGGCGGCGTGCTGCACGCGGCGTTTACCGGCAAGGCATCGCTGGTGATGACCCGCAAGGGCACGCCGGCATCCACCATCCACTCGCTGATCTACCGGGTCTCGGAGGCGACCAAGGAAGAGATCGAGCGGGTCAAAGAGGACATCGCCGCGATCCGGGCGAAGCTGCCGAGCTTGAGCCCGCGCGATCGCTTCCTCGAGGAGTCGCGGCTGCGCAGCCTGGAACTCCGCCTCGACGACATCCACAAGCCGCGGTTCGTGCTGAACGAGCAGTCGATCGTCCGCGACGCGAAGCTGATCGTGCTCGACGAGGTGTCGATGGCCGGCGCGGAAATGGCGGCCGATCTGCTCGCCTTCGGCAAGCCGATCCTGGTGCTGGGCGATCCGGGCCAGCTGCCGCCGATCAAGGGCGACGGCGCGTTTACCAGCGATCCTCCGGACGTGATGCTGACCGAGATCCACCGCCAGGCCGGCGAGAGCGCGATCATCCGGCTCGCCACCATGGCGCGGCAGGGCCAGCCGATCCCCTACGGCGAGCACGATCAGTTCGTCTGGAAGATGCGCCGCGACGAGGTGGGGCCCGAGCAGATGTTGCGCGGCGGCCAGGTGATCTGCGGGCGCAACGCCACCCGCGTCCAGCTCAACCTGGCGATGAAGCAGGCGGCCGGTTTCTCCGGTGTCTATCCCAGCGGCGCCGGCGAGAAGATCATCTGCCTGAAAAACCGCAACGACCTCGGTGTCGTCAATGGCATGTTCCTCGAGCTGTCGGACGTGCGCGAGGAGACCGAGCACTGCTTCTCCGCGATCGTGCGCAGCGAGGACGGCGATGTGCTGGGCGCCGATGACGAGCGGCAGTTCATCTACAAGGGTCACTTCGACGAGCATGTCGCGCCGGACCGCGAGCGCGAGCGCCGCGACCACTGGGTCCGCAAGGGGCTGATCGAGGCGGTCTGGGGCTACGCCATTACGGCGCACAAGGCTCAGGGGAGCAGTTGGGGTAACGTTATCGTCTTCGACGACGGTCTCGGCCGCACCGCCGAGGATCGCGCCCGCTGGCTCTACACCGCGATCACCCGCGCGGAGAAAGGGCTGGTGATCCTTGATTGATCTGAACGAAGTCCAGCCCTTCGGCGCACCGGCGCCGCGGCGCGTGCCGGCGGCCGAGCTCGCCCGCGGGCTCAGCGAGCGGATCGAGGACGTGGCGCACGCGCTGTTCGGCGAGCCGAACCGGCTGCTGTCGACGCGCGCACAGCTACGCTTCGGCACGCACGGCTCGCTCGCCATCGAGATCGCCGGCGACAAGCGCGGCGAATGGTACGACCACGAGAACAAGATCGGCGGCGGCGTCCTCGATCTCGTGCGCAAGCACACCGGGCTGTCCAACGGCGAGGCCGCCGAATGGCTGGTCTCGGAACTCGGCGTTCGGATCGAGGCAAAGCCGCAGGCAAAAACAAAGCGGCGGATCGTCGCTACCTACGACTACCGGGACGAGGCCGGAGAGCTGCTGTTCCAGGTCGTTCGCTTCGAGCCGAAGGATTTCCGCCAGCGTCGTCCGGACGGCCAGGGAGGCTGGACGTGGCGGGTCAAGGGCGTCCGCCAAGTGCCGTATCGGTTGTTCAAGGCGCGGACCCATGCTGCTGAACAGCCCGTCCTCATTGTCGAGGGCGAGAAAGATGTCGATCGGCTCATGAACCTCGGCTTCGTCGCCACCTGCAACGCCGGCGGCGCCAACAAGTGGCCGGCCGAGCTGAACCCGCACTTCCAGGATCTTACCGTCTGCATCCTGCCCGACAACGACGAGGCTGGCCGCAGCCACGCGGAAAAGGTCGCGGCGAACCTGCAAAGCATTGCCGCCAGCGTCCGCATCGTGACGCTGCCGGGCCTGGCCAAGGGCGGCGACGTCTCCGACTGGCTCGACGCGGGTGGCGATGCCCAGCAGCTGGTCGCGCTGTGCCAGGCGGCGCCGCTGTGGGAGCCAGTTCCCCTTGAGCACCCATCGGAGCAGCCGGACGGCGCGTTCCTGATCCCCTACTGCGACGAGGCGCTGACGCTGGCGTTCTCGGCGCGGCATGCCGACGATCTGCGCTACTGCGAAACCTTCGGCGCCTGGTTTGAATGGCACGGCGGGCGCTGGCGCGAGGACATAACCCGCCGCGTGTTCTCGCTGGCTCGGCGCCTGTGCCGAGCCAAGTCCGCCGAGGCGCTCGCTACCATCGAGAACGACAAGACGGCGGCAAAGATCGCGAGCCTGGTCGCCAGCGCCAAGACCGTCGCTGCCGTCGTCAACCTGGCGCGCGCCGACGCCCGGCATGCGACCACACCGGACGACTGGGACACCGATCCGTGGGCACTGAACACGCCGGACGGCATCGTCGATCTGCGCACCGGGCAGACGCGCCCGCACGACCGGGCGGCGCTGTGCTCGAAGATGACGGCGGTCGCACCCGGCCACACTGAGTGCCCGCGGTGGCAGCGCTTTCTCGATCAGGTGACTGCTGGCGACAAGGGCTTGCAGCGCTTCCTGCGCCGCATCGCCGGCTACGGTCTCACCGGCTCGACCCGCGAGCACGCGCTGTTCTTTCTCTACGGCACCGGCGCCAACGGCAAGGGCACCTTCCTCAACACGCTGACCGCGATCCTCGGCGACTACGCCAAGGTCTCCGGCATGGATACCTTCACCGAGAGCCACACCGACCGCCATCCAACCGAGCTCGCGATGCTACGCGGCGCCCGCATCGTTGCCGCGCAGGAAACCGAGGAGGGCCGCCGATGGGCGGAGAGCCGGATCAAGGCGCTGACCGGCGGCGATCCAATCACCGCCCGCTTCATGCGCCAGGACTTCTTCACCTACACCCCGCAGTTCAAGCTCTTGATCGCCGGCAACCACAAGCCGGGCCTGCGCAACATCGACGAGGCGATCCGCCGCCGTTTCCACTTGCTGCCGTTCACCGTGCGCATCCCACCGGAGGAGCGCGATCCGAACCTGTTCGACAAGCTGAAGGAGGAATGGCCGGCGATCCTCGGCTGGGCGCTGCAGGGCTGCCTCGAATGGCAGGCGGAAGGTCTGAACCCGCCGGCCGCGGTGATCGAGGCAACCGCCGAATACTTCGAGGACGAGGACAGCTTCGGCCGCTGGCTCGGCGAGTGCTGCGTACGTGATCCGATGGCGCACGAGACGACGCGCGATCTCTACGCCGCGTGGACCGCGTGGGCGGAGCGCTCGGGCATGTCCGCCGGCAGCGAGCCCAAGTTCCGTGGCTCGTTGAAGGCGCGCGGCTTCGAGTCCAAACGGCTGCCGGGGCTCAACGTCAGCGGTTTCCTCGGCATTCGGCTGCAGCGGAAGGACTACACCGATGACCTGCGATACGGCGGCTGAACCGTGTCTGTGGAGGTGTGGGGAGGTGTCCCAGGTTATCGACGTCACGCGCGCGCGTACGCGCGCGGTATACGTGCTTATAAGCCAGCACCTCCATGCACCTCCGAGGCATTGATATTGTTCAGCAATTCCGGGCGACGGGGCGCGCTCCGGCTGCGGTGTGCCGACGTGGCGAAGGCCACAGGATGAACGGAAGCATCGGGCCGCCGATCTCGGCGAGCAATGCGAAGAGCGGATGGCGGCGGCGTTCCTGGCAGTTCCCCGCCGCCATCCTCACCACGACGACCCTGAGATGAGGACGATCATGGCTACCCAGACTCTGGTCCAACGACATGAGGATGCAAGCGTCACGGCCCCGGTGCCGATCGCGGCGCTTGCCGGCGGCAGCCCCACGACGCCGGTGATCCTCGCGCTGGACCTGGGCCAGCGCACCGGCTGGGCCGTGCGCAACCGCGACGGTGCGATCGCCAGCGGCGTTAACGAATTCCGCCCCGGCCGGTTCGAGGGCGGCGGGATGATCTGGCTGCGCTTCCGCGCCTGGCTGCAGGAAGTGGACGAGACGTCAGGCGGCGTGGGTGTCGTGGTGTTCGAGGAGGTGAGGAGGCATCTCGGCACCAGCGCGGCGCACGCGTTTGGCGGTTACCTCGCGCACCTCACCGCCTGGGCCGAGGCCAACCGCATCCCGTACCAGGGCGTGCCCGTCGGCACGATCAAGCGGCACATCACCGGCAAGGGCAACGCCGACAAGCAGGCGGTGATCGAGGCTGTCCAAAAGCTTGGATTTTCGCCGGCCGACGACAACGAGGCGGACGCGCTGGCGCTGCTCAACTGGGCGATCGCGCACGGGATCGGAGGTGCGCGATGAACGCCGCCATGCTGCTGCAGCAAGCCGCCGGCGTGATCGAGCATCGCGAAAGTGTTTACGGGCCGCCGCAGGAGCTGTTCGCGCAAATCGCCGCGCGCTGGTCGCTGGTGCTCGGCATCGACGTCAGCCCGGCGCAGGTGGCGCTGTGCCTGATCGATCTGAAACTGGCCAGGCTCACCCGCAACCCGTCGCACCTCGACTCCATTGTCGATGTCGCTGGCTACGCCGCGATCCTGAGTGAGGTCACCCATGCGTAGCGCGATACGCAGCTCCCTGGAGCGTCACCTGCCGCGCTCGCTGCCGACGGAGGACGAGTTGTTCGCCATGCGCCGGGCGGCATGGCGCAAGCAGGGGATCGTCGTGATCAGGCTCACCGACGTCCGCGACGACTGGACGCGGCAGGCGCTGGTCAACGAGGCGACGCGCCTCTACGGGCGGCGGGAGGTCGCGTGATGGCGCGGCGCAAGCGGAAGACTTCGATACCCCAAGTCGCCGGCCTGCCGGTCATCCGGCGGCAGGAGGAGGTGCTGGAGCCGGTATACGAGGCTGATCCCGACGGACGGCCCGTCGTCCACCATCGCACCGTCGACACGCTCGGTATCATGCTGCGCTCGGGAACGATCACCCGCGAGATGCACGACGCGGCACGCGACTTCCAGGCGCAGTTCACCATCGCGGGATTTGATGTCGTTCGCTGCATGTCGCTGACGCGGCTGTCAGGCGGCGGTGGCGGGGCTGATCTCTCCGACGCGCAAGTCGACGCACGTCGTCGTATGAGTTCCGCGCTGGACGCTCTTGGCGGGCTCGGCAGCCCGGCCGGCTCGTGCGTCTGGCACGTCGTCGGCTTGCAGCGCTCGGTGCGGGAGTGGGCGATGCGCCAGGGGTGGGGCGGCAGGCCCGTCAACGAGAAGCATGCGCAGGGCATTCTCATGGCAGCGCTGGGGGTGCTGGCGGGACATTATGGTTACGCCTCACGCGGAGGGCGAACATCCCGTGGGCGATCGTAATATCCCAGGATCGACGTTTCGGGTCTCGCTCACGCCTGCGTCCGCTATGGTAGACATCGCGACGGCAAGCATAGACCTTCTCCGAGACGCGCTCTCCGGTACGGCTTGCGCGCCAGGGTGAGATCGAACGGGCGCTTAATTGTTGCTTACCGCCCCCAACGAAGGCCCGTGCCTTGAAGCGAGGGAGCGTATCCCGCTATGATTGATTTTATTTCGGTGCAGAAACGTCGAATGGCGTGAGGCGGACAGACCGCCGTTCGCTGAAGACGAAGCGCAGCATGCGAAACCGGCGGGACATGACGGGATGCGAGTGTCGGCACCGGTTGCCTCGGATGTGGGTGTAACGGTCCTGTGGACGTGTCCGCGGCCCCTCCGCGGAGAAAGCTGCTCGATCAACTGCGCGAGGCGCTCCGCTCGCGCCATTACAGCGCGCGGCCGGTTTGGTCAAGCACATCAGCTGTCACACATTCCGGCATTCTTTCGCCACACATCTCCTCGAAGCGGGGTTACGACATCCGCACGATCCAGGAGCTTCTTGGTCATAAGGACGTCAACACGACAATGATCTACACCCACGTCCTGAAGAAATGGGGCCGTGGCGTCCGGAGCCCGGTCGATGACCTATGAGCTGTCTTATCCAGTCCGTATAAGACCAGTGCTCAGCCGCAGCGGTCCGCGTCAAACGTTTAATATAAAAGCTATTTGTTCGATCTTCTCGACGCTCGATCAAGCTCTTGCGGAAGCACGGAAGGCTGGGCCCATGAGCTTATACAGACTGCATAAACATTGTTAGCGAGTCCGAGAGCGGCATGGCCAACGACAACTTCAGCTTCGACGTGTTCCTGAGCCACAACAGCGGCGACAAGGGGCGGGTACGCCCGGTGGCGCACGAACTGAAGGCTGCCGGCCTTCGCGTATGGTTCGACGAGTGGGAAATCGGACCCGGAGACGATATCTATCTGGCCATCGAACGAGGTCTGGAGGCTTCACGAGTATTGGTCCTCTGCCTATCCCCTGCGGCGCTTGGCTCCGGGTGGGTTGATCTCGAACGCAGCACCGCCTTGTTTCGCGATCCAGCCAACCGAACGCGCCGATTTGTGCCGGTTCTGCTGACTGACTGCGAGATGCCTGCCGCCCTGCGCCGGTACCGGTACATCGACCTCCGGCGTAGATCCGGGCGCGCTGCGCAGGAACTGGTGGCGTTCTGCCGAGGAAAGGATACAACGGGTTATTCAGCCAAGGTGCCAAGTGACGAGCTATTCGAACTCAAAAAGCAGGCACGGCGCGCGGGCCGGCGCCATCAAGAAAACGAGGCGCTGCGTCTGTGGGGCGAGGTTCGACAGCGAGCGAAGGACGCTCACCTTGAATCCGAAGTTGTCAGTGCGGATCTCGAAGCCGTCTTTGTACGGATGCGGCACGGCGCGGATCTCGACGAAGTCCTGTCCGATCTGGACCGATGCATCGCGGCTGGCGCCACGGTCGACCTCGGGTATGAGCGCACCCGCATGCTTCAGTTGTTGGGTGAAGCCCATAGGATCAAGCGAAACTGGGATCAGGCCCGAGGGGCCATCAACAAGGCTCTTGAAATCGCGCGCGCAGGGGACCGGCCTGACGATGAGGGATGGGCTCTCCTCTCTCTAGCCGTTCTCGAGCATGATCGCGGAGACAAAGATTCGGGTACGGAGTCTGCCCTGATCGAGAAGGCATATGACTGCTTCTCGGCGGCCTACGCCACGGGCAAAGAAGACTTGGTACTTAGCGCGCGTCAGGGGTTTGCGAGTTGTCACTTCTCGCGTGCGAAACTTCTCGACCATCAGCAGTTCGACGATGCAATGGCGGAGTATGCGCGTGCGATAAGGCAATACGAAGAACTGGGCGACGACTTCCAGTGGGACGTCGCGAACCTGCTATTCGAGCGTGGAGAACTGCAATCACGCATGCAGGATGCACAGGGCGCAGCGCGTGACTTCATGGAAGCGGCTGGACGCTTCGATCTGCTTGAAGACCATTTGGGTCACGCGCGGTGTCTGCTTGAGCTGGCGACGCTCCTCGATTCTCGCGGTCTTCGCTCGAAATCTCTGCCTCTTTACGAAGACGCGGCTCGCATCGCCCTTCGGAATGAAGTACAGGGCCGCGGCGCTTGGATGTGGTTCAGGCTCGGTTGCAAGCTCATAGAACTGGGTCGGATTGACGATGCCCGCACTGTGCTCTTCAGGCTGCTTTCGCACGACCATCTGCGCCTGGGCCAGCGGCTCGATATCCACAAGATGCTCTGCATGGCGGCTAAGGTTTCTGGTGACACGGGCGCGCTTGAAACGCACTCGGAGGCCGCAATTGATCTGATTGATGAAGAGATCTCACGTGTGCAGTCAGGCGCGGAACGTCGCCGGTTGACCCTGACGAAGGGTCAGCTCCTTGCTGACATGGGTCAAGATGAGCGCGCCGAGCGGTTCTTCCACCGCAGCATCGAATCCTTTGAAGCGGCCGGGGACCGCGATGGGGTGATTGAATGTTGGTTCGCGATCGCCGGGCGGAATCGATCTCCAGAAAAGCGAGAGGAAGAGCGCGCCGCCTATGAGCGGGTCCTGGTGCTGGTCGGCAACGATCGGAAGTCATTTTTTCGCCCGATGAGCCTAGCAATGCTGGCCCAATTGGATATCGGGGAGGAACGGTTTGAGGAGGCGCGCCGCAACCTCGACATGGCTGAAGCAGAGAACAAATCGTTGAACAATCCGGCTGTATGGATTCTGGTCCAGGACCTGCGAACGAAGCTGAAGTGATATGGCTCGCTAACAACAGCATGCAGCGGACGGCGCTCCGCGCCGCTGCTGATGCTGAGCGTCAGGGAGTAGCCCGGGTTTCGTTGGTGCGCCGTGTGCGGCTCGGTTCCGCTCCTCCCCGTTCCCGACGCTTGCAGCTGCCGCTTTCGGGCACCCGCCATGTCTCTTCATGGCGACCCGCGTCATCTAGCTAAAGAACAACACTCGCATCGAGCGGGTACGGCCCATGCGGCAGGGCGGTGGCGGCCGATCAATGGAAGCAGACGCAAGCCATTCTGATCGCAGCGCCGAGCGTTCTGGCGAACCGCCGCAAACCTGCGCGCGTTCCTGCGCACAACATATTGGGTTGTTGACACGAGAACTCGCAACATGTATGGTGCTCGCAGAGTTTGAGTTGTCGCTGAAGCAGCCCGGTGGTTGGGCGGGCGCTTCGGGGACGAGAGGCGAGAGCGAGCGATGGCAGGAAGCTGAGCGGTTCCTTCCGGGAACGCAACCTATGCTGGTGGGCATGGCCCGGAAGTTTGCTAGCGTCAGCCCCGAAATCGGGGAAGCCACCTGCCGAAGTGGTAGTCCACCGCTTCAGTTAGCCTCGTAAACTCAGTGAGTTAGCTTGGACTCCGTTATGGACCCCAATGGACATGGGAGTCCACTTCGAGGGCCACTCGAAGCCGCTCGGCAGCATCGGCGAGGGCCGTCTTGTCGCCGGGCCGCAGCGGCCAGTTCAGGGGCAGATCGTCGTCCTTGGCGCGCGGCAGCACATGCCAATGAAAGTGGGCGACCGATTGCGCCGCGCCGGGGCCGTTGGCCTGGACGATGTTCAGCCCATAAGGCTCGAACACGGTGTGCACCGCTCGGGCAACTCTCTGGACGACTGGCATCGTCGCCCGCAGGTGTGGCTCCTCGATGGTGAAGATGCTCTCGGCGTGGACCTTGGGGATCACCAGGACGTGCCCGGGGTTGGCCGGATTGATGTCCATGAAGGCGAGCGTCCGTTCGTTGTCGAACACCTGAAAGCTCGGAATTTCGCCGCGGATGATCCGGCAGAAGATGCAGTCATCGATCAGCATCATATCCGTTTGCTCCTCCCGCTGGACCCCAGCATAGCAACAACGGTCGAAATACATGCTTCCCCTCCTGCCCGAGCAGATCGAGCAGTGGCCTGTCGCGCGCCTGAAGCCGTACGCGAAGAATGCGCGGACCCACTCCGAGGATCAGATCGCTAAAATCGCCGCCTCGCTGGTGGAGTACGGCTGGACGGCGCCGGTGATGGTCGCGGACGACGGCGAGATCGTCGCCGGTCACGGCCGGCTGCTGGCGGCACAGCACCTCGGACTCGACCAGGTGCCGGTCATCCGGTTGTCGCACCTGACGCCGGAGCAAGTTCGGGCCTACCGCATCGCCGACAACCGGCTGTCCGAGCTCTCCGGCTGGGATGACGAACTGCTCGCCGCGGAGCTGCACGCGCTCAATGCCGCCGGCTTCGATCTGGCGCTGACCGGCTTCGAGGGCGAGGACCTGGACCGGCTGCTGGCGCCGCTCGACGAGGGTGACGGACTCGCCGGCGAAGACGTCATCCCCGAGCCACCCATAAATCCGGTGTCGCGTCCGGGCGACCTCTGGCTGCTTGGCGAGCACCGGCTGCTGTGCGGCGACAGCACCAAGGGCGCGGACGTGATCCGGGTAATGAACGGCGAGAAGGCGATCTTGTTCGCAAGCGATCCGCCGTATCTCGTCGACTACGATGGCACCAATCACCCGTCGAAGCAGGGCGGGGCCGACAAGAACAAGGACTGGGGTGAGAGCTACGGCATCACCTGGGACGACTCCAGCCAAGGCCCGGAACTGTACGAAGGCTTCATCAAGGCCGCCATCGAGCACGCGATCCTGCCCAACGCTGCCTGGTACTGCTGGCACGCCAGCCGCCGGCAGGCGATGGTCGAAGGCGTGTGGGAGAAGTTCGGCGCCTTTGTTCATCAGCAGATCGTCTGGGCCAAGGACCGCGGCATTCTCACCCGCTCGTTCTACCTCTGGCAGCACGAGCCGTGCTTCTTTGGCTGGCTGAAGGGCCACAAGCCGCCGCGCGTCTCCGACGATTATCCTGGCACGGTGTGGACGCTGCCGACGGTGAAGGCGGGCGAGAAGACCGAGCACCCGACGTCGAAACCGATCGAAGTGTTCGCCATCCCGATGCGCCAGCACACCAAGCGAGGCGAGGTTTGCTTTGAGCCGTTCAGCGGCTCCGGCTCGCAGATCATCGCCGGCGAGCAGACGGGACGGCGGGTGTTCGCGATCGAGATCAGCCCGCAATACGTCGATGTCGCGGTGCGGCGCTGGCAGACGGCGAGCGGCAAGCCGGCGACGCTCGACGGCGACGGTCGCACGTTCGACGAGCTTGCAGCCGAGCGGCTGCCGAAGGCGGCCTGATGCGCTTTGAAGCGGAGTAGAGGAGCGGCACCTTGGCAGGTTCATACCCTGCAGACGCGGGTTCGAGTCCCGCCTCCGCAACCAAACAGACGCGCCGGATGTCGTTGATCGAGGCGATCGCGAATGTCGCCGTCGGCTACGGCCTCGCGGTACTGACCCAGATCGTGGTCTTTCCGCTGTTCGGGCTGCAGGCGTCGCTCGGCGACAACCTGGCTCTGGGCGCGATGTTCATCGCGATCTCCCTCGCCCGTTCGTACGCCCTGCGGCGGATCTTCGAAGCGATCCGAATGCAGCGCACCGAAACGAGCACCGCCGGGCAGGGAGCCCGGCGGCATCGACCCTTCTGAACCTTCCTGAGGCTTATCAGCCGGCTTCGTCGAGCAACCGCTTCTTGAAGTCGTCGGGTGCCGCCATGCTATCGGTGACGGTCTTGCCAAAGCGCAGCGCCCCGGCCTTGCCGACGAAGAAGAACGATCCGTCCGGCCGCTTTAGTGCGACGTACCTGCGGCTCCGGCTCGGCACGATCGTGCCGCGGCCGGTGGTAATCAGAGCATCCACCAGCCGCTGCTGCAACGTGGGCTTCGGCATTGCCGCCTCCGTCACTGAGCCAACCGGTAGGTTCGTTCACCGCCCTGCGGCTTCTCCGAGGTGACGGCGAGGCCGTGCCGCTTCTTCAGCGCGGCGGCGAAGAACCCGCGGATGGTATGGGTTTGCCATCCAGTGCTCTCGCCGATCTGCGCCAGCGTCGCCCCCTCGGGCCGGCGCAGCATCGCGATCACCTGCGACTCTTTGCTGCCCTGGCGTGGGAGGCGCTGCCGGCGAGGTTCCTGGCCCTGACGAGGCGGGCGTGGATGGCCTTCCGCCCGCGCGATGGCGGCGCGCAGCACGCGCAGGATGTCGTCCGGCCGGGCTTCGCCGGGCCGGTCACGTTCCGCCAGCAGCCAGTGCTCGGCGGCCTGGCACGCGGCGAGCAGCTGCTCCTTGACGCTGCGAGTCCCGTTCCGGCCCAAATCGACGCGCGTGCCGGTCGTCTCCGGATTGGCCGCCACGGCGTCCGTCGCGGCCACCGGGGTGCCTTCGGTCGCCTCGGCGGTGTCGGTCGCCGCATCCTCGCCGGTGCCGCCCGTGTCCACGATCAGCGGGCCTGCGTTCTGCATGACGTCTGCCTCCGCCGGCTCGGTCGGCACTTCGGTGACAAAATTCGCCGGCGCGTAGCCTTCGTCGCGCAAGGCGGCGCGGAACTGGGCGGCGCTCAGCCGGCCGCTGAGCAGGCCGTCGGCGGCGTCGAAGACGTCCTCGGCGGAAAGGCCGATCTGCGCGGCGTTGCGCTCGATCGCCCTGATCGCGTTGCGCTTGGTGTTGGGGTTGCGGCGCTCGTTCTCCAGCGCGCTGAGGATCTGCGCCAGCTGGGCGAGGCTGAAGGGGTAGTCGATGGTCATCGGTGGCGTCCTTGAGTGGCGCCGCGGGATGCGGCGTCTTCTACCACCGCGAGCCCCGACGCTTCGGAGCGGTCGGGGCAGGAGAGGGGCGGGTGTTGTCTTCAGGCCATTTCGGCCTCGATCTCGCAGTTCATGACCCAGCCCGTGAGGTACGGCAGACCACGTGGGATGCCGTATTCGTGTTCGGTCCGTTTGCCGATGCTCCAGCCCATCCAGCGCTCCACGGCAGCATCGATCGCCGCTGAGAGGCCCAGGCCGGCGAACAGGCCATTCGCAACATCGTCGGCGAAGTGGCGGCCGTGCCGGCTGTCGAGGAAGTCCCGAACCGCTTCGGGTGCGCACCCGGTCATTGTGCCGATTGCAGTCGTTGCCAAGGCCCAGGCTTCGCTCTGGTCGGCATGGTGGCCGATGGAGCCCCAAAAGCCCCAGGCCTGGTTGTTGGTCTGCAAGATCGTCATGGTCATCGTCTTCGCCTTCATTCCTGGCTCAATCGCTGTTGATGGTCACATGAAGGCGTAAGCGGGCCCGGACATCCAGGGAAAAAGCGATCAAGATCATGGCGTTATCTGGCACGTTCAGATCATCTCGTGATCGTCGCGAGGAACGATGACCGAGCGCCGAAGGCCGCATTTTCGAGGTCGCGCCGGGATGAGCGAGCGCGAGTACGCGGTGCACTCCGGCATCTCGCGCGGCGCGGTGCAGAAGGCGCGCGCGTCGGGCCGGCTGGTGCTGCACCCGGACGGCTCGATCGATGTTGCCGCATCGGATGTCCGCCGCGCGCAGGCGACCGATCCGTCGATGCAGCGTGGCCGGCGCGAGCCACCTTTACGCCCCGTGCCGGAAGCGGCCGTCGGCGCGGTCACCGAGACGCTGCGCGAGCAAGGCCTGCCGGCGCCGGCCGCGGCGGGCGGCATGACCTACCTGCAGGCGCGCACCGCCAACGAGGTGCTGAAAGCGCAGGAGCGCAAGATGCGCCTGCAGAAGCTGAAGGGCGAGCTGGTCGATCGTGCCCGGGCTACGGCACTGGTGTTCCGCCTGGCGCGGCAGGAGCGCGACGCCTGGGCCGGCTGGCCGGCGCGGGTGGCGGCGATGATGGCGGCCGATCTCGGGATCAGCGCGCACGCCATGCAGACGGTTCTGGAGACGCATGTCCGGCAGCATCTGGGCGAGCTGGCGGAACTCCGGACCGAGTTCCGGTGACCGCATCGACGCCCCGTTCGATGGTGCCGAGGACCTGCTGCGTGCTTGGCGCGAGGGTCTCACTCCCGACCCCGACTTTACTGTCTCGGCATGGGCCGATCGCCATCGGATCCTGAGCCCGCGCGGCGCCAACGAGGCCGGGCCATGGCGGACCAGCCGGACGCCGTACCTGCAGGAGCTGATGGACGCACTGAGCCCCCGCCATCCGGCACAGCGCGTGGTGTTCATGAAAGGTTCTCAGCTCGGGGCCAGCGAGAGCGGCTGCAACTGGATCGGCTACGTCATCCATCACGCGCCGGGGCCGATGCTGGCGGTGCAGCCGACCGTGGAGCTCGCCAAGCGCTTTTCGCAGCAGCGCATCGATCCGCTGATCGAGGAGAGCCCGGCCCTGCGCGAGAAGGTGGCGCCGTCGCGCTCGCGCGATGCCGGCAACACCGTGCTGTCGAAGGAGTTTCCGGGAGGCATCCTGGTGATGACGGGAGCGAACAGTGCCGTCGGCCTGCGCTCGATGCCGGTGCGCTACCTGTTCCTCGACGAGGTCGACGCCTATCCGCCGTCGGCCGACGACGAGGGTGATCCGGTGGCCCTCGCCGAAGCGCGGACACGGACGTTCTCGTGGCGGCGCAAGGTGTTCCTCGCCTCGACGCCGACGATCAAGGGACTGTCACGCATCGAGCGAGAATACGAGGCCTCCGATCAGCGCCGCTACTTCGTACCGTGTCCACACTGCGGTTCGTACCAGTATCTCAGGTTCGAACGCCTGCGATGGCAGACAGGCCAGCCGGAAACGGCAGCCTACGTCTGCGAGGGGTGCGAGCAGCCGATCGCCGAGCATCACAAGACGAGCATGCTGGCGGCAGGCAAGTGGCGACCGACGGCCGTTCCCGTCGATCCGCTCAGCATCGGCTTTCACCTCTCCAGCCTGTATTCGCCTGTCGGCTGGCTGTCCTGGGAGCGGATCGCCCGCGAGTGGGAGGCGTGCCATTCCTCGGACGAGAGCAAGCGCAGCTTCATCAACACCGTGCTCGGCGAGACTTGGGCCGAGACCGGCGAGGCGCCGGACTGGCAGCGCCTCTACGAGCGGCGCGAGGACTTTCGCCGCGGCACGGTGCCCTTGGGCGGCCTGTTCCTCACCGCCGGCGCCGACGTGCAGAAGGACCGGATCGAGGTCTCGGTGTGGGCGTGGGGCCGCGGCCTGGAAAGCTGGCTCGTAGACCATCTCGTGATCGAGGGCGGTCCCGGCGAGGCCGCGACCTGGGCGCAGCTGTCCGCTCTGCTCGGCGAAACCTGGCCGCATGTCTCGGGTGTCCGGCTCGGCCTGGCGCGGCTCGGCATCGACACCGGCTACGAGGCGCCGGCCGTTTACGCCTGGGCGCGCCGGCAGGGCTGGGGCCAGGTGCTGCCGCTCAAGGGCGTCGAGGGGTTCAACCGATCGGCACCGGTCTCCGGACCGACGCATGTCGATGCGACCGAAGGCGGGGTGAAGATCAAGCGCGGTGCGCGGCTGTGGACGGTCGCCGTCGCCACCTTCAAGAGCGAGACCTACCGGTTTCTGCGGTTGGCGGCGCCAACCGGAGAGGTCGGCGAACGGCATCCGGCCGGGTTCGTCCACCTGCCGCGCGGCGTCGATGCGGAATGGATCAAGCAGCTGGTCGGCGAGCAGCTGGTGACGGTCAAGACCCGGCGCGGCTTCACGCGCCCTGAGTGGCAGAAACTGCGCGAACGCAACGAGGCGCTCGATTGCCGGGTGTACGCGCGCGCCGCCGCCTGGATCGCCGGCGCCGACCGCTGGCCGGAGCGCAAATGGCGCGAGCTGGAGCTGCAGGTCGCGCCGGCGAAGGCGGACGAGACCGCAGCAACCGAGGCAATCGTCCGGGACGATGACCTGCCGACCGCCGGCCGCCTGACTGTGGCGCCGCGCCGCGGCCGGCGCGTGTTCCGTTCGAGTTATCTGAGCTGATCGATGACCCTGGAAGAGCTGAGCACGCAACGCGAAGCACTGCTGGCCGCGCGCTACCGCGGCGTGCGTACCGTCGAGTACGACGGCAAGCGCATCACCTATGCGACCGACGCCGAGATGGCGGCAGCACTCGCCGATCTGGAAAAGCGCATTGCCCAAGTCGAGACCGGCACACCGCGGCGGCGGATCCTCACTTCGGCGAGCAAGGGGCTGTAGATGCCTGGCGTGTTCGCGCACTGGCGACGCCGGGTCGGCGCCTTCATCGGCGGCTTCGAGGCGGGACTGGCGAACCGCCGGCTGAAGGGCTTCCAGCCGAGCCGGGCGCACCTCAACACGCTGATTGCCGCGGCGGGTGCCGATATCACCGCCCGCGCCCGCTGGCTGATCCGCAACAACGGCTACGCGGCGAACGCCATCGAGAGCTGGGCGGGTAACGTTGTGGGCGCCGGTATCAAGCCGTCGTCGCTGATCGCTGATGCCGCCCTCAAGGCGACGATGCAGAAGCTGTGGCTCGACTGGACGGACGACGCCGACGCCGACGGGTTCACCGACTTCTACGGCCTGCAGCGCCGCGCCGCGCGCGAGGTGTTCATCACGGGCGAGGTGTTCTTCCGCTTCCGGCCGCGGCGGCCCGAGGACGGTTTGCTGGTGCCGCTGCAGCTGCAGATGTTGCCGGCCGAGATGCTGCCGCTGAACCGAAACGAGGTTGGCCCAAGCGGCACCGTCATTCGCCAGGGCATCGAGTTCGACCGCATCGGCCGGCGCGTCGCCTATCACTTCCTGCGCCGGCATCCGGGCGACGTCACCGATCCTGGTGTAGCGGGCGAGACGGCGCGGATCCCGGCCGCCGAGATCATCCACGTTATCGACCCGGTGGACGCCGGTCAGCTGCGCGGCGTTTCGAAGTTTGCGCCGGCGATCGTCAAGCTGTTCCTGCTCGACCAGTACGACGACGCCGAGCTCGACCGCAAGAAGGTGGCGGCGATGCACGCGCTGTTCATCACCACCCCGGCGCCGGCCGAGCCGTTCGATGCGGCGGAGGGCACGGGCGCCGATGGCGAGCGGACGATGGACCTGCAGCCGGGACAGATCGTCATGCTGGAGCCGGGCGAGCAGGTGCAGACCTCCGATCCGGCCGACTCGGGCGCCACCTACGAGCCATTCCAGTACCGGTCCCTGCTGCAGGTCTCGGCGGCGCTCGGCGTCCCGTACGCGTATCTCTCCAACGACATGATCAAGGCGAACTACTCGAATGCGCGCCTCGCATTGCTGGAGTTCCGCCGCCGTACCGAGGCCTACCAGCATGCGGTGATGGTCTGGCAACTGTGCCGTCAGGTGTGGGCGCGGTGGATGGACTCGGCTGTGCTCGCCGGCGCCCTGGCCATATCCGATTACGAGCGAAATCGACGTCAGTATCTCGGGTGCTCGTGGCTGCCGCCGAAGTGGGACTGGGTCGATCCGCTGAAGGACGCCAAGGCCGAGATCGAGCAGATCGCGGCCGGGCTGAAGAGCCGCACCCAGGCGCTGGCCGAGCGCGGCTACGACGCCGAGCAGGTCGACGCCGAGATCGCCGCCGATCAGGCTCGCGAGCGCGAGCTTGGGTTGAGCTTTGGCGCACAGGGCTTGACGCCGGATGCCTTGATCGCCGCCGAGAACGCTGCCGTCGAACCAACCACCACCAGCTGATCTGCGCATGAACCTGACATCTCTCGCCGCCAGCCGGTTTAGCGGCCGGCCCTGGGCGATCGCGCCCGCACGCCTGGAAGCGTTGGTCGCCAACGCCACCGCCCTCGGCGGCGGTAATGGTCTGCCGTCTTGGTTGGAGGCAGCACACCCGCGGGACTACGCGGTGTCCGAAGGCGGCATCGCCGTCGTGCCGGTGCTGGGGCCACTCGTCGCCCGCGGCGACTGGCTGACCGTGCTGCTCGGCGCCAGCGAATACGGCGCCGTCGCCGAGGCGGTGACTGCCGCCGCCGACGATCCTGCGGTGCGCGGAATTCTCCTCGAGGTGGATTCCCCCGGCGGCGAGGTCGGCGGCCTGTTCGATCTGGTCGAGACGATCGGCTCCATCAAGGCGCATTCTGGGAAGCCGCTGTGGGCGGTCGCGTCGGAAGCGGCGCTGTCGGCCGCCTACGCCATCGCCTCTGTCGCCGACCGCATCTACGGCACCCGCACCGGCGAGGTGGGCTCGGTCGGTGTCGTCGCCGTGCACCTCGACGAGAGCGGCGCCGATGCCATGGCCGGGCTGAAATGGACGCTGATCCACGCCGGGGCCCGCAAGACCGACGGCAATCCGCACGAGCCGCTGTCGCCGCGGGCCACGGCCGACATCCAGGCCGATGTCGATACGCTCTATACCGAGTTGGTCGCCCTCGTCGCCGGCAACCGCGGCCTCGGTGCCGACGCCGTTCGCGTCACCGAGGCCGCGATTTACCGCGGCGAGCGGGCGGTTAAGGCCGGCCTCGCCGATCGGGTGGGCACCGTCCCCCAGGCCATCGCCGATCTGGAAGCGGCGATGGAGGCGAAGCGCATCCGCGCCGGTCCGCCCGGGAACCGACCCGCCGTTCGCCAATCCCCACCACCCGCAAGGACCTTCGTGATGAACAACCCCGATCCTCTGATCGATGAAACCGGCGCCGCGCCGCCCGAGGATGCGGCCGGCAAAACCGACATCATGTCGGATTTGCCTGAACCCGAGACCAAAGCGCCGCCGGGAAAAGCATCGGCGGACCGCCCACTGCCGGCGCCCGTTCCCAACGCGCACGCGATCGCCGACAGGCTGCGCGGCGAGTTCTCCGAGATCGCGACGGTAGCCGCGCAGGCGGCTCGTCTCGGCCTCGAGATCGACGCGGCCGATGCGATGCGGCGGGGGCTGAAGCCGGACGCACTGCGCCGGACCATCCTGGACACGCTGGCAGCGCGGTCGGACGCCGCCGACGTGGTCGCGATTGCGCCGCAGCCCACAACGACTGGATACAGTCCCATCGTCAAGCGCGCCCGCGAGCGGGCGGCCGCCGGCAGGTCCTCGGACCTGATCCGAGGATAAGGAATCCCTGCCATGACCGTTCTGACCAAGTCGCCGACGCTCGGCGATCTGCTGAAGTTCGAACTCAACGCCAGCTACTGCCGGGAGACGGTGACGCTGAAGGCCGGCACCAGCTATCCGCTGGGCGCGGTGCTCGGCAAGATTACCGCGAGCGGTAAATACCGCCTGTCGCCCGCAGCCACAGTCACCGGCGACGAAGGTGCCGAGACCGCCGCCGCCGTGCTGCTGGAGGCGGTCGATGCCACCAGCGCCGACCAGACCGGCCTGATCGCCGCCCGTGGCCCGGTGATCCTGTCGAAGGCGGCGCTGGTCTTCGACGCTTCGGTCGACCAGGCGGCGGAGAAGACGGCCAAGCACGTCCAGCTCGCCGCGGCAGGCCTCGTCGCCCGCGAGACCGCCTGATCCCGACTTCTGATCGAAGGAATTCCCCGCACCATGGTTACGATGATCAACCCGTTCGACGCGGGCGGCTATACGCTCGCCGAGATGACGGAAGCCATCAACATCCTGCCCAACGTCTACAGCCGGCTCGGGCAGATGGGCCTGTTCCGCTTCGAGGGCGTGACGCAGCGCAGCGTCGTCATCGAGCAGGCGGAAGGCGTGCTCAACCTGCTGCCCTCGGTGCCGCTCGGCGCGCCCGCCACCGTCGCCAACCGCGACCTGCGCTCGATGCGCTCGTTCACCATCCCCTGGATCCCGCACGACGACGCGATCACTCCGCAGGACATCCAGGGGGTCCGCGGCTTCGGCATGAGCGACGCCGCCGATCCGCTGGCCACCGTGATGGAACGCAAGCTCACCCGGATGCGCGTCAAGCACGCGCAGACCCGCGAGTACATGGAGGTCAACGCTCTGCGCGGCATCGTCAAGGATGGCGCTGGGGTGACGCTTTACGACTACTTCACCGAGTTTGGCCTGGCGCAGCAGTCGGTCGACTTCGTCCTTGGCACCGCGGGCACCCAGGTCCAGGCGAAGATCCGTGAGGTTCTCCGCAAGATCGAGACCGAGCTCAAGGGCGAGACGATGAGCGGCGTACTGGCCCTGGTCAGCCCCGAGTTCTTCGACAAGCTGATCGGTCATGCCAAGGTCGAAGATGCCTACAAGTACTTCTCCTCGACCGGCGCCCAGCCGCTGCGCGAGGACACCCGGAGGCGCTTCCCGTTCGCCGGCATCGTCTTCGAGGAGTACAACGCCACGGTGACGCTTTCCACCGGCGCGACCGAGACGCTGGTGCCGGCCGGCGAGGGCATCGCGTTTCCGCTGGGCACGCTGGATACCTTCGTCACCTACGGCGCGCCCGCCAACCTGATCGAGACGGTGAATACCATCGGCCTTGCGATGTACGCCCGCCAGCTGGCGCGTCCGGACGGCAGCGCCATCGAGGTGAAGACCGAGGCTTCGATCCTGCCGGTCAACAAGCGCCCGCGCCTCGCGGTGAAGATCCACAGCAGCAACTGATGACCGCCTTCGCTGCGGCGATCGACGCGCTGTTTTCCGACCCGCACCTCGCCTCCGATGCCGCCTATCGCGCGGGCGGTACCGGCTCCGGTGCGCCGGTCCGCATCATCGTCCGTCGGCCGGATCGCGTCGGCGAGTTTGAAGAGACCCGTATTGTCGCGGGGACGGTAATGATCGACGTGCGTGTCAGCGAGGTTGCAGCACCCCAGGCAGGCGACAGCATCGAGGTAGAAGGTACGGTCTATGTCATCCAGGGAGAGCCGATCCGTGATGCCGAGCGGCTCGTCTGCACGATCGAGGGGCGTGCGCAATGAGGCTTCGGGCCGCCATTCAGGGCGACCTCAATGCTCTGCTGCAGGCGGAACTCGGGGTTGCCGAGCGGGCGGTCACCGTCGGGATCCGCGCAGCGACGGACGGCCTGAAGACGGAACTGCGCGGCCAGATCACAGGCGCCGGCCTCGGCGCGCGGCTGGCCAACACCTGGCGGGGCGAGAACTACCCGAAGAGCGGCCAGAGCATCGGCGCCGCCGGCTACGTCTGGTCGAAGGCGCCGGGCTTGGTGCGGCTGTATGCGGAAGGCGGGATCATCCGCTCGAAGCAGGGCCTGTTCCTCGCCATCCCGACGCCCGCCGCCGGCCGATTCGGCGATGGACGGCAGAAGATCACGCCTGGCGCTTGGGAGCGCATCCATGGCATGCGGCTGCGGTTCGTGTATCGCAGGGGCAGCCCGAGCCTGCTCGTGGCCGATAATGCTCGGCTGACCAAGCGCGGCCGCGCGGCGGCGAACATCGGCCGCCGGCAGGGCGCCGCGTTCACCCGGCTCTCGGGGCGAACCACCGTGCCGGTGTTCGTCCTGGTGCCGCAGGTGACGGTGCGCAAGCGCCTCGACGTCGACGGTGCGGCGCAGAAGTGGATCGCGGCGCTGCCGGGTCTGGTGCTGCGCAACTGGCGAGAGCAATCACGATGACGTCGAAACGCGAACAGGTCCTCTCGGCGCTGTTCGATCGCCTCCAACTCATCGCCGGCGGCACCGTCAAGCGCAACGAGGCGCTGCCTGCGAGCGTGTCGGCGGGCGGCCTCGTCATCCTGCGCGACGGCGATCCGGGCGAGCCGGACGTCACGCTCAATCCGCGCACCGAGTTTTTCAGCCACCGCGCCGAGATCGAGGCATTCGTCACCCGGCCGGCGGGCGGCGGCGGAGAGACAGCGCTCGACGCCTTGCTCTCCGCGATCGGTACTGCGCTGGCCAGCGACCGCAGCCTGGGCGGCCTCGCCGAAAACCTGTTCTGGAGCGCGCCGGAAACGTCGGTCCTCGCGATCGAGGGCGCGGCGCCGATCCTCACCGCCCGCATCGCCGTCACCATCGAGTACCTGGTCAGCGATCCGCTGGCTGCCTGATTTTCCTACCGTCTGGAGAATAAACCATGGGGAAAGTCCGCGCCTACGGCGCCGACGCGACGCTCAAGGCTTGCCGCGAAGCCACGTACGGTGTCGCCCCGCTCAGCGGTTATCGCTCGCTCGACTTCAAGTCGACGGATCTGTCGAGCGAACAGCCGCTCGGCGACGATCCGCTTCTGGGCCGCGGCCGCAACGCCCAGGATCCCTATCGCGGGTTGGTCACCGACGAGGGAAAAGTCGAGATC